GAATCGAACAATACTCCACAGCATAGAGAGTTTACTGGAGATGAAATACACTCCGGTCCTCCTTATACTGTTGGTGGCCCGTTCATCAATATGAAGGTTGACCTACCACAATTTGTGGTTCAGGATACAGGGCATTACAAGTTTCATAACTCGTATTTGCCCCCATCGTGGAGTTGGAGATACGATGGAGGATTCTTTGATCCTCTATGGTTCTCCTTTTTGGATACCGTTCCGGATTCAAGTTATTTGCTTCCGGCCGGTCTCTCAAACATCACGCTGTTTCCTGATTTATCGTCACTCGGCTCTCGGGCTTATGCTAGGCTTAGGCCCGCCACTGGTGAAGCTGGGTTTGCGGTGGCCCTTGCTGAAAGCAAGGACTTGCCACGTATGTTGTCAGGCAGCGCCAAAGGCTTTTCAGATATCTGGAAAACTCTTGGCGGCAACTTGAAACGTAACCCTATGCAACCTAAAAAGGCTGCAGATCACTTCATCAATCACCAATTTGGGTGGAAACCGTTTCTCTCCGATTTGCAGAAATTTGAATCTGCACATCAGAAAACCGCTGCTTATATGGCGCAAAGATTTCGCGACAATAATCAGTGGGTGAGACGGAAAAGAGTCGATCGTCGAATTGAGTCAGAAACTGTCATATATAGTAGAACCGATATAACTGGCTGTCAGCCAGAAACCGGGATTTTTACTAATATGATAGTTGGCCCTAAATCCTATACAATCACACTTCAGGAATTTACTGATGTGTGGTATGAAGGAGTCTTTAAGGTCTATCTGCCTGAATTTGACCCCGGGGTGGGATGGTCTAACTCCAAATTTGGAGAAGCCATGCGTGAAATGTCCCTTTATGGGGCTCACGTTAACCCAACCGTGTTATGGAAGAAAACCGCATGGACCTGGCTCATTGACTGGTATACCAATGCCGGCGACTTGATTCAACAAGCCGAGGATTGGGCCACCAATAAAGTAGTGTCCAAGTACATGTACTTAATGCATCATCATCGTCGTAGATTTGAGCTTCGCTCAAAATTTACGACATGTGATGGCCAGAATCACGATCTTATTTGGTACCGCTCTGCGGATATCAAAAGACGTGGGGCTGCAAGTACCCGTTTTGAGTGGAACCTGGGTACCGGATTAACCGGTGTCCAAATTGCCATCTTGGCAGCTTTAGGGTTATCCCGTAAGCCGTCTTGATGATCTGTCCTTCGGTATTCAATGTCATAGAATTTGGGATCCTATGATTTGCCGAGGGTCGCCTCCCTATTTTCTTAATGGAGATCAACCACTCATGCTTACCGATCCACAAGTAGTTACAGTTAATTCTGTTGCTAAATCTATGCCTCGGATTTCGCTAGATGGCACTTCTGCCATCTATTCGTTAGCCGATGAAACCTTCAAATTGAAGATTTCACACCAAAAATCGAACAAAAGAGTTCGGTCTATGGCGCGCATTGAGCAACGGGCGATCGTCGCGGATCCTCTCACTGCTGAGAATGATTACGAGACGCTCGCGTTCTACGCGGTCATTGATAGGCCCGAAGTAGGGTTTACCACTGCCCAGATAGAGCAATTAGTAACCGGGTTTAAAACCTGGCTAGACACAACAATGGTCGATAAATTGATAGGACAGGAATCTTAGCCTGTCAATATCATACGATCATGATGAGATGGGGGCATATAGCCCCTATCTCGTTGTGGTAACTTACTTGTCCTACACGGGGTGTAGGAGGTAACTGCGTGGCTTGATAACTAGCCCCTAATAAGGAGCAGTTATGAAAAGCAACGTAAGTGATCACCTTGAGATGGCCACCAGCATCTATTTAGATGCTTGTGCCAAATGCATCGCTGAGGTCTCTGATTTACGTGATCTTGAATCTATCAGATCACGGGTTAAAGAGGAAGGTTTGTCGTTTTTAACGATAACCTTACCATCGTTCGCTAGAGACTTTGAGAAGTCTTTGCGTGACGGTGAAATAAGCTCTTTATCCTTTCGGAGTTTCCGAAAGTATAAGGCAATCCCCGCATTTTTGCGAGGTATGCTCAGCTTGATCTTTAACCAAGAGACGGGGAGGATTTATGAACAAAGTGATAGTTCTTATGCAAGAGATTGTCCAGTTCTTGTCGATTCTGTCAGACAAATATGTCTGGCTTTCGAAAAGCTTGAACTTGACTGCAACCCTAAAAGAGTTGCTAGGTCTCTTGCAAACTTCGTTCAACTTGAACACGACTTTCATCAATTTTCTCCATCGGAGGAAGATAAACGTGAATTTAATCATGTTTCTTCTGTACTCTGGGATAATCTTATGGTCAATTTTGACCTATCTAAGGTTAAACCACGGCACGGTCCCGGTGGTACTGCTGAGCATATTTCTGGAAATCAGAAATATGTCTGGCGAAATTGGCATGATCGTCTCGAGCCTTATTTCCCTATTGTAGATTCTGCTTATTCAATAAGTAGTTTAGACAGTAAGGAGCTTGAGTTAGTAA